ACTCTGCTATCATTACAAAGTAATCAAACAAACAAATGCCTAATACCTACAACTTTACAGGTGATGCTGTTACCTTCCTTGGTCTGGTTGGTGTCATTAGCACTGCCATTATTATTGTTACTGTGTTTCGTCGCTATTTCAATTCTCTTCTCATCAAATGAACTACAAGTCAATTCAAGAGTACGAAAAAGATCTGAAAGATGCAAAGAAAAAGTATGATAAACTGAGCAAACAGATTCGTAGGTGCAAGTCTGAATATCAATATGAAATTATGTGTGAAGATCTAGAAGATTGCAGGCAAGATGTAATTGAACTGCAAATCATCATCACAGAACTACGCAATAAGAAGAAACTTGCTGAGGTTGATGTATAGCATGTGACACTTGTGGAACTGGCACTGTAAATGAGCACAGTGCCCACTTTCATGCTATGATGTCAGTATGACAAAAACAAAGATGAAGTTTCAAGATTATCCTATTCACAAACCCAGTCAAGAATGGTTTGAGAATAGTTGCAATACTTGGTCAGAACATTACAACTGGATTCTCAGTCTTAAGATTTGGAGTGATTCAGATGTAGCATGGTTTGAGGATCAACGTAAGTTTAACAAGATTTATGATGTCTAATAAAGTTTGGAAAGGTGTGTGCCTTTGTGTGATCCTACTTGTAGGTGATCCATTCATTAACTTGCCACAAGTTAATGCTACTCCTGTGCCAGATGTAGAACTGGCACATAACACTTGCAAATCCTAAGTTTTCATGCTATGATGTATTACATCAACAGTTGAGGAACAATGATTGACACTTGTAAATTGCATGATGATTTAGAAGATTTTGCTCAGTATCTTGGTGTTGATTATGAAGACTATTATCAACTGATTTATAGTCTTCCTGATGAGGATGAGTTCACTGTTCAAGTAGAACTTACTGTCTGATTCTATAGGAATGGGTTTGCCTACAAAGTTACCCAATCTGTTCTCTTATTTGATTTCTTTATTATGTCTACTGATCTGATGGTTGCTGCTCTTCGTCGTGGTCAAACTGGTAGTGAGATTCTCACTATTCTTGATGCTCTGACTAGCAACACTGATAGTTCTAACTTTGACTATGTTGAATCTCCCATGATTGAGAAAGTTCTGGGTCTTCAACCTACTATGGAGATTGTTGAGTTCTGACAATAAATAGAGGCATTAAAGGTCCAAACTTTGAGTAAGTCCTCGCCCCCTCCATGCCTCTTAATAATGCACAAATAGGAGGGTCCCTGGGCAAGTAGCATAATGGATAATGCAGCATCCTTCTAAGATGTCGATTGGGGGTTCGAGTCCCTCCTTGCCTGTTATACTTAAGAACAATGAACACACCTAATTGGATACACAACTCAGGCAAACAAAAGAATACAAAAAGTATCTGCAAAGGCAAAATCAGAGCACGCAAACAAGTTCTACAAAATCTGAAAGAGAAATACAAAATAAAATGATCCACAAACATTCTCTACAAACAGCAGCAGCATTTGATAGAATTGATGATGCTTTGCTTGGTGAAACTGATGATGATTTAAATGAACTAATTGAAGATCTTGAGCATCTATTGTATAAAGCAAGAGAGATTTACAATACCCAGGCATCATTTACTGATGGGTCTGACTATGATCCTATGGCATATTGTGAACTCCCTAATCGTTACTGATGTGACACTAGTACTAGTGTCACACGAAATGAGCACAGACCTGGATTCTGTGCTATCATACATGTATGAAAAATCAAACCACTGAAATGACTGAGAAAGTTATTGACAAGATTGAGCAGTTCTGTGATGTTCTGCGTACCAATTATCAATCTTATTCTATTGCACAACATAGAAAATATATTGACAAAGGTGAGAATGTAGATTATCACAAAGAGCAAATTGATAAACTTTGCATGGGTGAAGATGTTGATAATTTCACTTATGTTAAGGGTAAAAAGTATGCTAAAATCATTCATACTACCTCTTACAGTGGACAACGTAGTGCACATGCCTTTGTTGACCTGAATACTGGTGATGTCTACAAATCTGCATCATGGAAAGCACCAGCAAAAGGTGTAAGGTATAATCTTATGGATGAGAAATCTAGTGAACAAATGTATCAACGTGCAGACTGGGCAGGAGGTTATCTCTACAAATGAACTACCTATGTTTGATTGATGGTGTTGTTGAGTTTGGCAGCACCAGTTTACATGAATTTGCTCGTTACTTTGTGATGTATGATGAAGAAGTAAGACAGGCAGAAGAGAATAATACATTAGAGATTCTCAATCTCACTGATGAAGAATATGCTGCTATGTTTCCTGTAGAGGATGAAGAAGAATGAAACCTACAATTTTCTGTATTATTTGTCTGATGATTGCATTTGTTGTGAGTAACAATGCAGATTATCAAATGCAACAAGATTTGCATAAAATTGACCACCATAGTTATACCATGTGACACTTGTAAAACCGTCCCTATATGCTTGACTTTTTGGTAAATCTGTGGTATCATACATGTATGAAAGATAAGTTTATGACTGATTCCACTCTTGATCTATTCTGTGATCATGCAGATGCACAAATAGCAGAAGAGTATGCTATGGAACTTGAAGCAAAAGCAGCAGAATTAGAAATCACTGTTGACTATTACATGGCAGAGTTTCTTTGATTATTAACAACAACATTATTATGCAAACCAAAACTAAGTTTAACCATCTCAATCTTCCTGCTCTTGCAGACATCCCCACTGAAACTGTGGATGGATCTCGTCGTTATGTTGTGAATGGTAAACTGTTGCCTTCTGTGACCACTGTTACTTCCTATCAGAATAGGAAATCTATTGCACAGTGGAGAGAACGTGTAGGTGAAGAAACTGCAAATCAAATTAGTCAATTTGCATCAAGTAATGGTACTAAGTTTCACAAACTTGTGGAAGATTATATCAACAATGAAGAAGTAGAATATGATACTGAAAAGTATAAGATTGCACTGAATCTGTTCAATCAGTTTCAATTCATTCTCAATGATGTAAACAACATTCACTATTTGGAAAGTGCTCTTTATTCTGAACATCTTGGTATTGCTGGTCGTGTCGACTGCATTGCAGAATATCAAGGGAAACTTTCTATCATTGATTTTAAAAGTTCTTCTAAACCGAAGTATGAAAGTCAAATTAAAAACTATTTTGTTCAAGAAACTGGTTATGCGTTGATGTATGAAGAAATGACTGGTAACAAAGTAGAACAAATTGTGACCTTGATTTCTTGTCATTCAGGTGAGACACAAGTTTTTGTCAGAAACCCTGATGATTATGTTGACACTCTCAAGCAATATATTGTAGAATACAACAACAAGTAAGATGCAAGATTGGAAGTGTAGTGTAAGGATGCCCTCAAACCATATACAAACTGTATGGGTTGAGGCATATAATTACAGTGATGCTGTTTCAATGGCAGAATCTAGTACTGGTGGAAAGTGTCTCAATGCTTCTGCACAGTTCTCATCATCATCTTCCGCATCTAATTCTAATGGAGGTGCGGAGATTTCAGGTGGTGGCATTTTATTTGTTCTGTTTGTGTTGTTTGTAGTGGCAGCATGGAAGTACATTTTGATTATTAGTGCTATTGCTGCCCTAATTTGGGGAGTGATTGCTATATGTAAGGACTAATCTTTTTTGCTAGTGTAGCACAGTGGTAGTGCAATGGTTTTGTAAACCATAGGTCGCAAGTTCAAATCTTGTCACTAGCTTTTAATGGACAACAGTTAGTTATACCATGTGCCACAAGTACTAGTGTCACACGAAATGAGCACAGACCCCCAATCCGTGGTATCATACACAGTATGAAAGATCAAAACACCTCAGAAGTCTACCACTACCACACTAACTGGAAGGAAGGTAAAGTGAATCAAATGTGGATTCAACAAGTTGAAGATAAGTATGTTGCTATTGCATACAATCCTGAGAAAGATTGTAGCATGGTGATGTCCAAACCTC